ACGAACTGGGCCTGCAGCCGATTTCGGTCAGCAGCGCGGTCCAGAACCATCCGCTCGGAAAGATCATCCGGGCGAATGATCCGACCTATGGCGGCGGTGAGTTCATCTACCTGAAAGGTATTGCCTCGACGGTTGTGGGCTCGATGGTGGACTACGACCAGTTTTTGGGGACGACGGCGTTGTCTCCGGCCACTCTCGGCACCGGTCCCGTCGCTATTGCCGCATCCGCGAATGTTGCCAATCAGTTCGGCTGGTATCAGATCAGCGGTGCGGCGGTCGTTAAGGCGCCGAACGCGATGGTGCCGGGTGCTGAAGTCTTTTCGCTGGCGGCAACTCCCGGCAGCGTGGATGACGCACCCGTGAACGGTGAGCAGATACTGAATGCCAAGGTCTCGACCACCACAGGCAGCCCCTCGGCGGGGCTTGGGGTGATTCAGATCGATCGGCCTTTCCATCAGGGTCAGATCCTCTAACTCCATCACCCCAGACAAAAGCGGCCCGCTTATCGTGAGCGGGCCGCTTTCACATCTCATCAAAAGGAAACACCACCATGGCTGCAGCTGAAGATCTGATGTCGGCGGGTTTGCCCGCCGGTCTGGCCAAACGTATCGGTCTGGAAGTTCCCATCACGGGCCTTGTCGCAACCGGCGCGACGCAGGGGACGGCGCTGGTACTGGCCTCGAATTTCTCGATCTTCGGCACGGTCGCGGCCAACACCGGCTGCATCGTCAGCGGCGACAAGGATTCCGTCGTCTACAATGGCGGGGCGTCGCCTCTGACCGTCTATCCGCCGCTCGGTTTCAACTTTTCCGGGCTGGCGGCCAACGTCGGCATTGCCGTGCCTGCCAACAAGGGCGCGTTGTTCATTCCGGCGCGCAATTCGACCATCGCGGCGATCATATCCGCATGACGCCTGCGCCAATTGGCGCACCCTGATCTGATCCAGCGCTTACGGCGCAATCAAACCCCCTCGAAGGAAACACCATGTCAGTAGCGAACGCGACCTATACCCGCACCAATCTGGGCCAGCAGGATGGCTCCAACCATCCGCGGTTCTTCGTCGACCAGGTGCAGGACATGGTCGCGAGTGAAAACGCCGGACGGCCGATCTTTCGCGAGGAAGAGCGCGTCGAGATCATCATGCCGGGCAATCCGCATACAAGGCCAGTGGCGCGAGTTTCCGATGAGCATCGGCAGCGCTGGCCGCGCGAATATGAGGCCTTCAAGGCGGGCCTTGAAATCTCCCCCGACGGCACGCCGCTGGAGGAATGGCCGATCCTCAAGCGCTCACAGGTGATGGAGCTCAAGGCGCTGGGATTCAAGACCGTCGAGCACATCCGCGATATGGATGATCTCGCGATCCAGCGCATCGGCATGGGCGGCCGGCGGCTGAAGGAACTGGCCGGCGGATTCCTGGACGATGCCGATCGGATCGCCAACGAGAGCAAGCTCTCGGCGGAAAACGAGCGGCTGACCGAACAGGTCGCAGCACTGACGCGGCAAGTCCAGGAGATGGGCGAGTTGACGCAAAAGACCTTTGCCGAACTGCAGACGATGAAGAATACGCCGTCGCCGCTGGCAACGCATATTCCGGGCATGTCGGACCCGATCGGGCTTGCGGCGCGAGCGGGCCATCAGCAGCAGGTCGCGGCATCCTCGCTCGACAATATCGGCGGCGGATCGCGGCGCGAGCGGCGCCGTGCTGCGCAGTCGGAGGCTTCCCACACCACCAACCAGGAGTAAATCACCATGGAAGACCTGTTCGAAAAAGACGGCGAGGTCTACAAGAGCGTTCCGGCCGGCGGCCACGGCGGCGGCGTGACGTCGTTTGCGACCGTGAAGGCGAGCGAGGCGGAAGCGGCGGCGTTTCGCGCGGCGCAGGAGTCGGCGGCCGAACCTTCGGCTGACGAGCCGGCGACCAGCCTCGAGCCCGCGATCGAGACGGAAGACCCGTCGAAGCTCACGGAAACCAAGGCGTGAGCGAAGGCGCGGATATCATTCCGTTCCAGCAAAAGCGGGACGGCGAGCAATCGCCGTTCACGCCGGACGAGCGCGCCCAGATCATGGGTACGCTGGCCGCTGTGATGCACATGCAGGCGCAGCACGAACAGCAGATGAGCACGCTGATCGCTCTCATTAGCGAACAGCAGTCCCACATCAACGATCTCGAGCATGACGTGGCGCGGCTGAAGAAAGACCAGGCCAAGAAGCCGGTCATTCTCAACGCGCAAGGGGCGAGGGCGAACTGATGCCGTGGAACGGAAAGCAATTCGCCGACAAGCACAATCACAAGCTTTCCGGCGCGCGCGCCGACAAGGCCGCCAAGCAGGCGACCGCGATGGTGCGCGCTGGCGTGCCGGAAGGGGAGGCGATTGCGACTGCGAACAAGCGCGCGGAAAAGCCCTCGTTGGGTAAGCTCGGGTTCGCACAGATGGGACGCAAAACGAAGTGACCCTACTCTCCATCTGCACCCAGATCGCCAACGACATCCCGGTGGCGGCGCCGTCCGCGATCATCGGCAATGGCGACGAGACCGCGATCCGGCTGCTGGCGAGTGCGCAGAACGCGGGCGAGGCCCTGGCGCGCAAGCCGCAGGGCGGCTGGATCAATATGATCCGGGAGTATGATTTCACGACGCAGGCGCTGTTGCCGCAGGCGGGAGCGATCGCAAACGTTTTGGGCTTTGGCGTGATCTCGGGGCTGGCCTCAACCGCAGGGATCGCGGCCGGGACCTGGTACGGTTTTGGCAACGGCGTGCCGAACAACGCGATCGTCACAGCCACGACCGTCAACAGCGTCACCATCAACCAGCCGGCGACCGCGGCCGGGGCGGGGATCTATAATTTCGGCAAATCCGACTACGATCTGCCGCCGGATTTCGAGCGCGTAATCGATTCCACGATGTGGGACCGCTCGCGCTACTGGCAGATGCGCGGTCCGCTGTCGCCGCAGCAATGGCAGCTGGTGAAATCCTCGATCATCGGGCAGGCCTCGATCCAGCGCCGGTTCCGGTTTCGCAAGATCAATGGCGCGATGCGGTTTTCGATCGATCCGGTGCCGACAGACAATGGTTCGGCCTTGGTGTTCGAATACGTCTCCAACGGCTGGTGCCAGTCGGCCGGGGGCCAAGCACAGAATACCTGGCAGGCCGATACCGATACCGGTGTGCTGGACGAATATCTGCTGATGCTGGGCACCCGCTGGCGGGTGCTGCGGCGGCTTGGGTTTTCCTACAACGAGGAGCTCGACGAATACGAGCGCGAAGTGTCAAAAGCGATGGCCTCCGATGGCGGCGCGGCGATCCTTTCGATCGTGCCGGGCAATGGCGGGTTCCAGCTGCTCAACCCCTACAACAACATTCCCGAATCCGGGTTTGGCCACTGATGGGCGTGATGACGCTGCAGCAGCGGCTGCAACTGGCCGCGCAGTCGGTGCAGGAGCCGTTTTCGTTCGTGGCCCCGATCAAGGGCTGGAACACGCGCGACGCGCTGGATGCGATGGACCCGGCTGACGCGATCCAGCTCGACAATCTCTATCCGGACGCCGGCGGCGTCTCGACCCGCAACGGCTATACGCTGTACGCCTCTGGCTTAGGGTCAGGGACCGTCAAGACGCTGGTCGAATACAATGCCGCGGCGGTCCGGAAGTTTCTCGCTGCCGCCTCTGGCGCGATCTACGACGTTTCGGCGTCGGGCGCAGTCGGGGTGCCGCTCGCAAGCGGTTTTGGCTCCGACGCCTGGCAGACCGTCAGTTTTCTCTCCCGCACGTTCTTTGCCAATGGCACCGATACGATGCAGGTCTACAACGGGGCGGCGATCGGCAACGCGGCCTTTGCCGGCGGCGCGACGCCGGCGCTCAATACGCTGATCGGCGGGGCGATCTACCAGCAGCGGCTGTTCTTCTGGCAGAATAACTCCACCGGGTTCTGGTTTGCGCAGCTGAACTCGATCGCGGGCGCGCTGGCTTTTTTCGATCTGGCGTCGTTTTCGCCGCGCGGCGGCAATCTGGTCGCGGTCACGACCTACAGCCTCGACGGCGGCAACGGCGTGCAGGATTATATCGTCTTCATCATGTCGAGTGGGGATTGCCTGATCTATT